TACCGTATTGAACGATACCTTTACCATATCTTTGAGTTACAACTCTGAATAAGTAAGGACCGCCACCTTGTGTGTATCCTGTTGAACCATAGATAGTTAAATCAGATAAGAATGCTTCGTTATCCATTGGTTGACCATCAGGACCGATTAACTTACCAGCTCCATCAGATGCGAAACCTGACATAACTATCAATACTTTTCTGTAGTTATCCAAAGTATAAGCCGAAGGAACTAAGTTACCTGCTAACCATCCAACAGTTCCAACTGCAGCTGTGATAGCTGAGAATTGACCTTTAGAATAATCGAATAATCCTGGAGGATCCAAAGCTGGTTCGTTTCCTTCATAGAATCTATCGTAAAGATCCTTTGTGTTATTGTAATCATATCCAGAGTTAGGAGTTTGAGTTGCCGCAGCATTTGGAGATCCGTAAGGAGCCCAGTGCTGATTCTGTGCGTTCTCATAAGACTGAATGTTAGGTACGAAGTAGAATAATTTACCGATAGGTAAGTTCATAGCTTGTACTGAAACGATATCGTTTGCTAATAATTTAGAGAATACTCTTCTAACGATAGGGAAAACAACTGTTTCAAATGCACCTGTATCAGATGTAGATGATGCTTCGTTAATTAAGTGAGAAGCTTGGTTTTCATAAAGTTGAGCTACGTTTTCTCTCATGTGACCCTTAAGACCCTCTAAGAATCCTAATTTGTCCCATTTGTTGATTGTGTCTTCTTTGATAACTTTAAGGTGCTTAAGACCGATGTTACCTACAAGACCTGATTCTAATAATGCTCCCATTTTTAGTTTTTAGTTTGTTTAATTTATTTATTTTATTTTTTACCCAATTTTAGTCATCAAATCCTTCATTCTTAAGAATTGTGGATTCTCATAAGTTTTTGACTCAATTAGAGTAGTTGATGATCCAGTTGAAACATTCTTGTTTAATTTGGTTTCGACTGATTCATTAATTGGTGTTGATTCTGTATTAGACAATTCATCTTTGATTGACTTATAAAGATTTTTTGATTCTTTCAAAGTATCTACGTTATCGAATCTTCTTAGAATGTTAATTTTTTCTTTTTTAGTCGTTGAATGTTCCGTGAATAATCTAGTCGCATAAGCTAAGTTAGAGTTGAATATAGCAACCTCATTAAGTTTTTCTCTGAAAACGTTTAATGCTTTTCTGTATTCTTCATTCTTTTCTCTCAACGTAGCCACCTCTGATTCTAATGACTCAACTTTTACTCCGTTATTACCATAAACATAATTTCTATTATTGGTAATTCCTTTTCTAAGTCCTCGTCCTTCTTTAGAACCACTTCCATAAGTTCTAGCTGCTTCTTTAGTTTCTTCCTTTTCGAAAGCTTTTCTTTTTAAAGGCATACCTTTTTTAGTTGTAAAATCCTCATCACCTTTATGTGTTTTAGATTCATCACCTTTTTTCATTCCGTGAGTACCCTCTTTTGTTTCAGCCTTAACAACTTTTGACTTACCATCTGTATTTTCACCTTTAGGGAAAGATTTCGCCTTTGTTGCACTACCAGTCCCCTGTTTAGGATCCGCCATTTTCATTTTTTCATTAAACCCTCCCTTTGTCGGTTTAATGGTTTGTTTACCAGGACCATTTCCTAATCCAACACCTTTAGGTTTAATTGTTAATTTTCCTTCTCTAACAGCTCTTCTGTGGTTGTAAGATTCGTCCAAATCTTCTTCTTCATCCATCATGTCTTCTTCGTCCATCATGTCTTCTTCATCCATCATGTGTTCAGATTCTTCAATTTCGTCCTCTTCGTCCATCATGTACTCATCCATTTCGTCTTCTTCCTCGAATTCAATTTCATACATAACTTCTTCTTGGTCAATGTCGATATCATCAACATTTCCGTCTTGGAAAATAGCTTTGATGACTTCATCAGTAGTTTCATCATCCATTTCGTCCATTTCTTCTAAATCCATCATTTCATCTAGTTCTTCTTCTTCCTCAGACTCACCAAGCTTGATTAGATATTCTACATCAGCGTCATCATCCTTTAAGTGGATCTCTTCATCGTCTTTTTTGACAATGATTCCATCTTCTTCACCCATAGCTTTGAACACCCTTAGAATTTCTTCATCAGAGGCATCAGTTAAATCGATTGGACTTTCTTCAGAATCCATGTCCATGTCCATATCAAATTCCATGTCCATATCCATTTCATCTTCATTATCAGCATCAACATCGGTATCGATGTCTGCATCTAATTCAACCTCATCTTCCATATCTTGTTCTGATAGAGATTCTTTTACTAATTGATTGATTTCTTCCTTCATAGTTGAAGCAAGTATTCCTTTTGCATTTTGGGCAATTGCCTCTTCAACGTTTTTCATTTGAATTAGCGCCTCTTTTACTAAGTTTTTGTTTTCTTGCATGAAAAAAATAATTTTTATTTCACCATATAAATAGTATCCAAAATGAAAAAATTCATTTTGCAAATACTACTGACAAAGATTTATTAAGTTTTATATCATAAATACCTATAAAACAAAAAAAGTGATTAGTTTCCTAACCACTTTAATTTTTAAACGACATAATAGAATTAATCGATTACCTCGTCAATTTTACTTTCAGATACAGAAGTAATTCTCCAATCGTGAGTGAACCCTTCGTATTTCTTAGTAACCTTTGCTTCAACATCAGTCACACAGAAACCATTCACCAATTTCTCTTCTCTTACCTTTTTAATTTTTCCCGTATTTTCATCAGGGAAATCATACTGAATTTTTGCTACAAAATATTTTTCGTCCATAATTTTATTTTCCTAAAAAATCGGTTAATTTTTTCATTAAGTCAACTGACTTCTCAACGTAGTCGTTACTCTGTTTAGATTTTTTTTCTTCTTCCAAATTCTCTTCATATTTACTTCGTTCATCTGGATTGGAAAATAAATAAGCTCCTGGTGTTGATGGAGATGACACTAGGTCAAAACAAATTAATTCAAAGTCATCTTGAACCTCATTTCTTTCTCCAACTTTTTTTAGAGATCCAACTCCACGTGAGGATATTCCCAAAGTAACACCTTGTCTCATTAAATTTGCCGCTTGGTCTCCTTTAGTTGAAACAACCCCTCTTTCGTGAAACCCTGGTGATGTCAACAATTTCAATTTACCCATCAAAATATTTTTATCCCACCAAATATCAGTTATGATATGGGATACCCTATCTAAGTCAATTAAAGACGATTCTGGGTGATTTAATTCTGAAGTTGATAATCCTTTTGCAATTGCTTGCTTATATCTATCGGCTTCCCTCTTCAATATTCTTTCAGGGTAAGTTCTACCATTTCGGTTAGGAGTATCGTATTTCTGAAGAACCGCATAAAATTCAAAAGGATTTCTATAATCCAAAGTTGATGCTTCTTTCAACACTTCAATGTTTTGTATATCTTTTGGAGATACCCATCCCGCGTCCATTTCAATCAATATGCCGTGTCCTGATTCACTGGCTTCTAAAATTCTTAAATTTTTCATTTAATATTTTTTAGATAAATATACAGAATTCCATTGTTTAAACTTCTGAAGGTTTTTTTGAAATGGAAAATTCAAAATATTGGTTTTCACAAACGTTATTTTGGTAAATTGTTTTTACAATATTTTTAACTGATTCTTTTATTGTTTGGGACCTAAAATCAGTATTAATCGTTGTATATAGATTTATTTCCAAATTAAAAAATGATTTTTTACCTTTTGAAATACCGCTTGTTCTGAGATCTAAATCAACAATATTTTTGTCTAAAAAAATATTTTGATCTATAGATTCTGTAACTGAATTTTTGATTTCTCTGTTTAAATTACTAACAACACGGTTCCAATTATAATCTTCATTTTTTGGAGTCACCCAAGATTGTATATTGATATATACTGATTTCAAGTTTTTGGAATCGACTGTTCCATAAATTGACTTGATCGGGTGATAGAGGTTAAGTTTCACACTTTTCCCTTTTTTCATTTATTCTATTTTGTATGAGTTTATTTTATTTTCAAAAAAAATAGTTATAAAATAACCTGATGTCAAAATTTTTTATATATTTGTTGATATTTCTTATATATGTTAATTGTAAAAATAAAACAGGGTGAAAGTATTGAGAGAGCAATCAAAACTCTCAAATCAAAAGTTGTAAAAACTAAACAAAATCAAATTTTATTTGATAATCGTCAATTTACAAAAAAATCTGT